GCCAGGAATGGCTTCACGCGTATGGATAACAGGAACCGAAACTCCGGGTCAACCTGACAGCCCTTTTATTAGTACAGGGGTTAATATTGGTTCTGACGGAACTATCTCTTATAATTTCGATACTGCTAACATAACTCCGTTCTACACTGATGAGAATTTGGGCGGTACTACAGGGGTTTATGAAGTTCAAGTAAAATATAACTTATTAGACGAGACTATCTTAAGTCCTAAATTTAAGTTAATAATTCGCTAACATTCAGTTCCCAATCTGCCTTTCTAATATTTTCCTGAACGTAGGAGGAGAAGTTTTCGGCTGTGGAGGCTACCCAAAAATCATTCCAGTCTTTAAACTCTTTGGGAGGACACAGGCTATACAACTCTTTGTTTCTTTGGGTTAGTAGCCTTTTTTTAGCCTCTTTAAAACCATCACGACCGCTTTCGTCATTATCATAAGCAATTATAACTTTTTTGTCTTTCAATTGACGGGCTTGAACGGTGGACATTTTGCATCCTTGAGTGCACGTAGAGTTGAATCCAGCTGCACGTAATGACATAGCGTCCAGCGGACCTTCAGTCACAATTACTGAGTTTAAAGATTTATCAAAAGGGTATAGTATCTCAGAGGTTTTTATACCGTAAAGGTTTTTACTCGGATTTAGATATTTAGGGTCCCGATTTATAAGGGTACGAGCCTGAAAATAAAACGGGGCTTTATTTTCTAAGTAAGGAATAATGACACGTTGGAAATATCTCCCCTGCTTACCGACATAAAACTTAAAAGCTCCTAGTTTCCGAGACAGAGCAAATTTAGATGCAAGACGTTTAAGAAAACTAGGGGAATTAACGTCCTTCTTTGGGTTAACTTCCAGAAACTCTCTTAAATCCCCGGCTATAGTACGTTCCACCTTAATAGCTTTATTCTCTACATTATCTACGTTAAGGGTAGATACATCGAACAGACTTGCTCCCGCTTCGAAAGACAGTTTACGTAGGTAAGTTCGAGCGGAGGAATAAGGAACATTTTCAATATGGGAGATTAGATGAATAAAATTCCCTTTTTCCCCCGACTTGAAATCTGTCCATAACCCAGTATCCATATTTACATACAGCTTATGCTTAATATCCGACATAAAAATAGAATTTATCCGACATTCCCGCCCACTTTCCAAATAATTAGGAAATTTTTGAGCCAGATAGTCTTTAATAATAACTGGAGGTACATTCATGTTCATCAATAAGGTTTCACCCAGTAAGATTAAAGTCTACGACGAGTGTAAATTGAAGTATAAATTTAAATATATTGATTATTTACCAGAAAAAGAGACAAATACAGACGCACTTCAATTTGGCTCCTTTATTCACAAAGTGTTGGAAGAAGGTGTAACTGCTACTACTGAAGAAGAGCTTTTTGAAATTGCCAAAATAGTAAAAAGCCAATACAAGTTTGATGAGGACGCCCGAGAAAGGCAAACCGTAAAATGTATTAAGAATTTTGTAAATTTTAACAACAGTCTGTCTTCTTGCGAACAAGTCTCAACAGAACAAATGTTCGCTGTAGAGCTCAAACAAGGGTACGCCGTAAATGGTATTATTGACCGTGTAGTAAAAAGCCAAGACGGAAACTACTTAGTTATTGACTACAAAACTAGCAAACGTGCCTCCACAAAAAGACAGTTATTCCATGACCCTCAAATGCTGTTGTATGCATACGCAATATCTGTTCTATACAAAGTCCCAATTGCGTCAGTAACATTAGCTCATTATTACCCACACTTAGATAAGCTAGTAAACATTAAGTTTTCTGAGCCTCATGTTTTAATGTACATGAAAAAGCTGACACAGAAAATTTGGGAGATTAGGAAGAAAAAAAAGGATGACTTCTTTCCTCAAGTAAACCAGTTTTGTGACTGGTGTGGATATAGAGATATGTGTCCTAAGCAAAACCCCACTACTCACTTAGCTGAGTATGCTGAAGCAGTAAAGAATAAGAAACCTAGGAAAAAGACTTCTTCATCTCAAAGTACTTAGGGTCCTCAAACACTAGAGGATAATACTCTTCTATACACACTAGGTCAAAGAAGTTACGAACTTCTATTATACTATATTTATGTTTTTTAGTATAAGCTGATACTAGGGTAGATAACTTTAGCGGTCTTTGAGTTTCTAAAGCTTTTAATACTTTTTCTTGAAAGATTTCTATGAAGTGTGTACTAAACCTGTACCTCCATTTTTCTTTGAATTTTAAAGATAAGCAGTAGTTTATTTGCTCCATGAACTCGCTAAGTTGTACTGAATCGTCCATAATTATATTTTATATATAATATAGTAAAACCTTATTCAATTCTGACACAAAAAATGGTAGAAAATCAAAAAACAATATTTTTAGGCACTACAAAAAAGCTTCCTGACAAACGAACTGTTGAAAAACAGGGTAAACGGGTAGCTGCTGGGTGCATTTTCACTTTTGATTATCGTTCAGCAACTGCTACTGATAAAAGACCTACCATAATTATGATTTCTCCTAAATGGGTAGCCAAAAACGGACGCACTTATTTCACAGGGGTAAATTTAAATGACATAGAGGGAGATGCTAGGGACATGATTATAATGACCTTTGGAAGTCTTCCTGTCGGTTCGGTCTCCTACGAAGATATCAAAGGAATCACTTCAGACCCTGGATGTTGCGTACGGACGTATAGTGTAAATAAAGTACGTGCCCTACATAAGGTAGAGGTATAACATGGCTGAACCGGGCACCACTAAACTAGACCAAATTATAGACCTGCTGACTCAACAAATTGCTCAGCAAGGCAATAAGGATGCATTGGATGCTCAGGAGAAGATAGAGGAGAAAGCAGCCAAGGAAAAGAAAGAGCAGGACACTAAAAACCGCAACGAATCAAAAAAATTAAAAAAACAGCTTGAAGAAAATACAATAGGGTTAATAGGTCTGTCCAAGAGTATGTTCAGCCTAAAAAACATGGTTGGCAACCAAATGAGCATGAATGCCGAGTTAGCCAAGAATTTAGGTCAGGTAGGGAAAGCAAACGAAGGAACGAGAAATGCGTTAGACCGGTTTACCGTCGGAGCTCAGGGAACTGAACAAGCTATTAAAGTATTTGCTGATGCAGTAGACTTAGGCATGACCAACTTTTCTAATAACACCATGCAGTTTGGTGCTCAGTTAAAAGTTCTTGGTGTGCAGAATAAGACTGCTTTTAACTTGATGAGAGCGAATACCCAAGCTCTAGGATTGTCGGAAGATGGGGTTCTAGCGATGACAGACAGCTTGGTCTCGACTGCTATTGCAAACGGAGACTCCATTGAAGGTTTGATAGGGGCTTTGAACTCGATGAAAGATGCGATGATTAAAACCACCGTCGAGCTGGGTCCTAAAGCCGCAATGAACGCTCAAAAAATTGCCGCGAGAATGTCTCAAGGAAATACAGAGCTTCAAGAAGCCTCTGCAAAATTTGTTCAGTCATTCCTAGCTGGTAGTGATGGATTTATGAAAGCTGCTAAATTGGGTGTCACGTTTACCGGTACTGAATCTGAAGATGAGATGGCTGCTAAGTTTGAGCAAATTCTCGCACGTATGGGAGACCTGACCGCAGGTAAAACCGGAGCTGGCTCTCAATTCCTCTTTGATTCTTTCGAACAAAGCTTAGGCTTGACTAGGGAAGATTTTAACCTACAACAACAAATAGGAAACTCGATTGGGCAATTAGTACAAGGGAATACAGAACAACTTTCCGCTCAATCCGCTGCTATGAATTTAGAGCAACAAATGTTAAATGCGACTAACGCCATTCAAAACAACACCTTAAAACTGACTGAAGGTGCTGCTCGCAGTATTCAGTTGGCTACCGAGGGGTTTGGTAAACTAGACGGATATATTGATGACTTTGCAAGGTGGGTTGGCATTTCGGAAGAGTTTATTAAGAAGTTCCCTAACCTTGCCAATTGGTTCGTACCTCTTATCGCTGGTGTTTTTGGTATTCGAAACTTTTTCAAAGCAGGTGGTTTTGTTAAAGCCCTAGCTGGTTTAGGTAGGGGCGGTGGAGGCGCCGTCGCTGGAGGAGCTGCTAAAGGCGCTGCGAAAAAAGGATTTTTCAGAGGTGCCGCGAGATTATTAGGAAGAGCCCTTCCTATAGGTGCTATTGCGATGGGTCTTACTGACGCAATAGGGGGATTCATGGCTGATAAAGACGCAGGTATCGGGAGGTCTCTTGCCAATGCTGGTAGTTCGTTAGTGAACGGGCTAACTTTTGGTTTATTAGGTTCTTCCCCAGCCGAAATTAAAGAGCAAGCCGCCGGCGCAGTACCTCCTGAAGCCTCTGCCGCTATGATGGAGGGTGCTCAACCCGCTATGATGGGTATGGGAGAAACTCCTACTGGAGGATTCGGGGAAAAATTAGTGGCGGCTATGAACGCTAATACTCAGGTACTAAAAGACATTTTAGAGACCAACCAAGATGGTAATACCCTTACCGAACAGCAAACTGCTGCACTTTCGGATGGAGGGTACATACCTATAGCAGCAGGTAGGAAATAATGGCTTTTAATCAAACAACCTTTTTAAACGCACTCAATCAAACGGACGCCTCGTTTGAGCAGAATTGGAATTCTGCCAATAAAGACAAAGGTATGGTTAATGAAGTCCTAGGACCGAGTGAGCGTTTACAATTAAACCAAGCCATAGAGAAACGAGGTGGGTTACGGTTCAAATACGCCCCCACCAATGATTATCCTGGACCTCGGGTAGAATGGATTCCCTTTTTTGAGAACCCTATGATTACTGAATCACGTAAAGCCAATTATGCTTCTCAAAAAATATTTCTACGTAATGAACCTGTCCGATTATACACTGGAAGTGAAGCTCGCAAATTTAAAGTAGACGTACATTACAGTTTGATTCACATGGCTTACATGGTAGGTCAACAAGATATCACTGACATTTTCTCTATGAATAATAATCGTGGAGACGCTTATCGTGACGTCATTGCCATTCGTCAGTACCTCTCAGATGTCTTAGAAAGAGACACAAACAGTGTGGGGAACACCGGAGTTACTGACCACGAGTTAGTAAGAGAGATGAACGACAGAGGTAATGTGACGGAGGGACCTTGGGGTCCTAATAGATGGTGGAAAAATGGTATTGGTCCTTCAGAAGGTACTTCACGCCAAGGCTCCAATTATTGGAACTTTGCTTTGTTATGGGTAGCCCGTACCTCTCCTCACTGGTTACGTTATCATGAGCTACTTCAAAAAGTTATAAACAATATTAGGAGCTCGGTAATCAGCACTCAACAATCCCCCGTAAAAGGACCACCGCTTGTCGATTTAAAATGGGGAACTATGTATGATTTCACTCCATGTATTATAACAGATTACAAAATACAGCCAATTGAGAATGCCGGTTATGATACAAAATCTTTAACTGCACAACGGTTAAAAGTTTCTTTAAGTCTCGAAGAGTTTACTAACGTCAACGGAAATCTTCAAGGCAAACCAACACCAACTCCTCCACGAGGATGGGATAATATTTTTCAAACAAGTAGAATCGACCCTTTACCATCAGATTTACGCGATACTCCGGTCGTTACTTCGAACGATATGGGAGGTAGGTCGTAATGGCATTAAATGGTGATAGACAAAATATTTTTGCTGGTGTAACTCTTTCTCATAGAGGAAAGACTATAACGGATATAGGACAATCTTCCAAATACAGAACTTTTGTAAACGGACTGTCAGATGTAAACTCATCTAGGATAGCTGTCGTTCCTAATAACATGGAAGCCCGTCCGGATTTATTAGCTTATGCTGCCTACGGTAACGAGATGTTGTGGTGGGTGTTAGTAGAAGCCAACAACGCATACGATTATGAAGTAGACTTTAAAGCAGGAACCCAAATCCTAATACCAATATTATAAAATGACTCAAACAGCCGCGTATAATGCAAACGAGGTTGCGGCAGTTTATATGTCGTTGAACCGTGATGACTTATTGTCTGTAGAAGAAGGAGGTCAACGCCTGGGAAAAGATGCAAGTTTACAAAACGGTTTTTACGGTCTGTCTGACCCTTTAAATTTAAGAGGGGTTTTGGAATCTTTTGAAGGAGATTTTGCACAAGGAAATAAATCGTGCACATACAAAGTTCGTATTTTAAATCCAACCACTGAGTTAGAAAATATTCTTATTGGGTTCTACTCACGCATATTCCCTCAAAACAGTTCTGTGTTTAATACTTTTGAAGATGCTACGGAGCGTCAAAAAAGAATGAATCGTGCGTACGAGATTACAGGTGACCAAACCTCCGCCTTTGCAACCTCGGGTGCTAACGCCGTTAAAGCTCAGTTTCCTATAATTTACCTAAGGTTTGGTTATGGCACTAACGCTGATGAAGGTCTATCTAGAATCCACAAAGCTCAAGTTTTTGATATTAAATATATTATACAAGAAAACAAAGACAAGATGATTGAGCTGAATGCGGTAGACCAATTCACCTTCACCAACCAAAACCCTTCATTTAACAAAAGACCTTTTGCTTCTAGAGTAAAAGTATCTAAAGAAAATGAGGATGGTAGCTTTTCTTTAAAATTACCATCTGAAATACTTAGTAATGTTCTTACAGATTACATGACCGTGTTTCAGCCGTGCGTTCCTTATGTAAATATCGGAGGGTACAAAGAGGATATTGATAATTTAGTGTTTAGTTTAGCCGCGGCTCAAGCTGAAAAAGATGAGATAGCGAGACAAACAGCAATTTTAAAGGAGCAAAGTGTGTTAGGGTTAGGTATAGGTGTTGATGTGCCGGAACCTGAACCTACAGAGTTAACACAAAAAGAAATCAATCAAATAAAAGACCTTCTTGACCGTCCGTTAATTACTACGGAAACTATTGACCGTGGTTCTCGGGGAGTTATCACACCTCAGATTTTATTTAACGCTTACAAACAAGTATTTAATCAATTGGGTATGAAATGGGAGATGAGCCCCATCGATACGCCCGAACCTGTTACTGGACCGACAGCAGCAGAGCAACTTACACCTTTCAACACTCCTGTTGGAGGGTCCGCAGCTAAAAATGCTCAGGGAAAAGTATTACAATCGTTAAAAGAGTTAGATGACCAAGTTGTCAATCTTAAAACCGAACTTTTACACGCACCTCCTTTGACCGGAAACATCAACACTCTCTTAGAGGATAGTCCGCAAGGAAAAACTAATCGTCTAAGTTTTTGGCCAATGGCTTTGGTCGATGTTCCACGTTCAACCGATTTCGAATTTGATGCGGGTCAGCTGTTAGGAACTATCACCAAAATTGAAACTTACGGAGAGCTTACTATTACGAATAAATGGGCGGGGGTAGCTCCTACCGATTGTGAGACATTGGTTACCGGACCACCAATTATAAAGGGATGTGGTACACAAGCAGAACCCCCACCTCCCACAAAACCCACTTCAACCCGAAAAGGAGTAGTCGTACATTTTGCAGAGTCCGCCGAAACCATACGTGCTAATACTAAACCTTTAACGCGTTCCTATTATAATAACACGGCTCAACGATTCAATAACCAACAATCGACCACCCCTGTCAACGATTCATACGATGTAGAATCAGACACTTACTTCCCACCACAATGGTATGCTTATGGCAGTGCTGACCCTACTGAACAAAATAATGACCCTATCAAAGTTAAAATAGTTAACGTAGAAGGAACCGTTGAACTTAATAATGACGATTATTATCTGTATCAAGCAGACTCCGATGGGTCCAATGGTAGTAAGTTCTTTTTAACCCGCGCATTACCTGATGGAGGTAATTTAGATGGGAGCGTAGATGCCGATTGGGTTAATAAGTTTAACACCGAGAATTTAAGTCCTTATGAACAAGGGGGTTCTATCATTCTAGCAGACGCACCATTGAGAGCGCCACAACCTGAAGGAGTTCA